ACATTAGTATATATATATTTTATTTATTTTTTATAAAATTGATTTTAAAAAATAAGTTAAAAGTAAAACTACATATTATACTAACAATGAGCACTAACGACACTAATACTGATTTGTTCTTTGATGTTCAGCAGAAAACTGATAAACAACATATTTTGGATAATCCAGATACATATATTGGTTCTGTTGAAACTATCGATGCAAATATGTGGATTATGAGCGAAGATAGTGAGAAAATTGTTGAAAAAAATATAAATTATATACCTGGTTTATTCAAATTATTTGATGAAGGTATTGTTAATTGTCGTGATCACGTTGTGAGAATGAAAACCAAAGTTGACTGCAATTTAGAGAACGCATTACCTGTAACTCATATTGATATTAATATTGAGTCTGATGGTTCAATTACTATGATTAATGACGGAAACGGTATTGATGTAGCTCAAAAAGATGGTGTTTGGATTCCTGAACTCGTATTTGGACATTTAAGAACTTCGACTAATTATAATAAAGATGAAAAAAAAATTGTTGGAGGCAAAAATGGGTTTGGTTTCAAACTTGTTTTGATTTGGTCTAGTTATGGTAGAATTGAAACAATTGATCATATTCGTGGATTGAAGTATATTCAAGAATATAAAAATAACTTGGATGAAATTTGCAAGCCTTCAATTACTAAATACAAAAATAAACCATATACTAAAATTACTTTTAAACCTGATTTCTCAAGACTTGGTATTTCTGGTTTATCCCTGGATATGATATCGTTGCTTAAGAAGCGTGTTTATGATATCGGTGCTGTAACTGATAAGAATATTAAGGTAAAATATAACAATGAACTTATTCCAGTTAAGAATTTTGAACAATATATTAGTATGTATATTGGCGATAAATTATCTGCTCCAAGAGTTTATGAAGATAGTCCTGAAGGACGATGGGAATATGCTGTAGCTCTTACACCATCAGATGAATTTGTTCAAATTTCATTTGTTAATGGTATTCACACATCTAAGGGTGGAAAGCATGTTGAATATATTTTGAACCAAATTGTTAGAAAATTAGTTGATTTTATTGAAAAGAAAAAGAAGATCAAAGTAAATCCTAATACAATTAAGGAACAATTAATTTTGTTCCTACGTTGTGATATTGAAAATCCTGCATTTGATAGTCAAACCAAGGATTATATGAATACTCCTTCATCTAAATTTGGTTCCAAATGTGAAGTAAGCGATAAGTTTATTGAAAAAGTTGCTAAGATGGGTGTAATGGATGCTGCATTACAATTAACTGAAGTCAAGGAAACTAAAGCTGCTAAAAAGACTGATGGAACTAAAACAAAATCTGTTAGAGGAATTCCCAAGTTAACGGATGCTAATTGGGCTGGCACTGAAAAATCTAAGGAATGTATGCTTATTCTTTGTGAGGGAGATTCTGCCAAGGCAGGTATTCTTTCAGGATTATCATCAGAAGATCGTAACATTGTAGGAGTATATCCTTTAAAAGGTAAGCTACTAAATGTTCGCGGTGAACCTGTAAAGAAAATTGCTGATAATAAAGAAATTTCTGAAATCAAGCAAATTCTTGGTCTTGTAACTGGAAAGAAATATTTAAATTTAGAAGACATAAATAAAAACTTAAGATATGGAAAAATTTTGTTTATGACTGATCAAGATTTAGATGGTAGTCACATTAAAGGTCTTGGCATCAATCTATTTTCGTGTGAATGGCCTACACTTTCGCAAATTCCAGGATTTATTGGATTTATGAATACTCCAATCTTGAAGGCAAAGAAAGGTTCTAATGAATTACATTTCTATAATGAAGGAGAATTTGAAGAATGGAAAAAACAACATGATGTCAATGCTTGGATTATTAAATATTACAAAGGTTTAGGAACCAGCACTGGTAAGGAATTCAGAGAATATTTTGAGAATAAAAAAATTGTTGAATTTCAGTTTAGTGGTAAGGAATCTGATGACGCAATTGATATGGTATTTAACAAGAAAAGAGCTGATGATAGAAAAGATTGGTTAAAAATTTATGACAGAGATGCTTACCTTGATACTAGCAAAAAAAATGTATCTTATGAAGAATTTATCAACCGCGAATTAATTCACTTCTCTAAATATGATTGTGATAGAAGTATCCCTAATCTTATGGATGGTCTTAAGATTTCTCAAAGAAAAATTTTGTTTGCTGCTTTTAAACGCAATTTAAAGACAGAAATTAAGGTAGCACAATTTAGTGGTTACGTTTCCGAGCATTCTGGTTATCATCATGGTGAAGCGAGCTTAAATGCCGCTATTGTAGGAATGGCTCAAAATTTTGTTGGTTCAAATAATGTTAATTTGTTTGTTCCTAATGGACAATTTGGTACTAGATTACAGGGTGGAAAGGACAGTGCGTCTGAAAGATATATCTTCACCTTATTGAATACAATTACTAGAAATATCTTTCAGCAAACAGATGATAATGTTCTTGAATATTTAAATGATGACGGATTATCTGTTGAACCAATTTATTATGCACCAATTATTCCAATGATTCTTGTCAATGGTTCCAAGGGTATTGGAACTGGCTTCAGCACTGATGTCATGTGTTATAATCCATTACAAATTATTGATTATTTACAAAATAAGTTAAAATATATTGAACCTAATGTAAATGTGGTTGAAGACAATATTGACTTTATCCCTTATTATGAAGGGTTTAAAGGTCAGATTACTAAATTATCTGATGATCAATTCTTGATTAGAGGAACATATGAAAAACTTGGTGTTGATAAAATTAGAGTTATTGAATTGCCCGTTGGGTTTTGGACTGAAGACTTTAAAGAATTAATTGAACATTGGTGTAATCCAGGAGAAGATAAAGATAAGAATAAAATTCCAGCTATTATCAAAGATTATGAAGATATGAGTAAAGATACAAATGTTGATTTTACTATTACATTTGTGAAGGGTAAATTAGAAGAATTAGAAAAATCTAATGGAGAACACAGTTGTAATGGTCTTGAGAAATTGTTGAAGCTTTATACGACTAATAGAACAACCAACATGCATTTATTTGATGCTAATGATACATTACAAAAGTTTGATAAAGTATCTGATATTATTGATTCTTATTACGATGTAAGATTGAAGTTGTATCAGACTAGAAAAGATTATATGATTGAAAGTTTGGAACGTGAATTGATGTTGCTTACAAATAAGGCTAAATATATTAAAGAAAATCTTGATGGAACTATTGATTTGCGTAAAAAGAAGAAGGAACAAGTTGTAGAAATGTTACAAACTAAAGGATATGATATTATTGATAATGACACAAATTATCACTATTTGACGAAGATGCCAATGGATTCAGTAACTGAAGAAAATGTTTATAAACTAAATAAGGAACACGGTGATAAGCAATCTGAATTAGAAATGGTTAAATCTACAACTATTAATAAGATGTGGTTGAATGAATTAGAAACTTTAAAAGAACAATACATTGAATACAAAGAAGAAAGAACAATATCAATGAATGGCGAGGATTCTAAACCAAAGAAGAAAAATGTTACAAAGAGTGCTGTAAAAAAAGTTGTAAAGAAACAAACTTTGCTTGTTGAAGATGATTAAATATATAATTTGTATAAATGACTTTATAATTCTTTAACTAGAGAAAAATAAAATTAAGTTTGCTAATCCTTTATATTGTTGTTCAATACTTCTGTTATTTTATTTTCATCATAATTCTCTCTACAATCTATAAATGAAAATATATTTTTGAGATTATTTCTATCAAACATTTGTTCAAAACTAGTTAGATAACACCATTCTTTATTTTTTAATCCAAAATCTATTAATTCTTTAGTATTTTTATGTAAATAATTAAAAGCCATTTTATTACCTTTAAACCAACCACTATTACTTTGAGCTGTTAAATTTCTCCTTACTTGTATTATTATTTTTGTTTGAGGAAATAATTCTTTAAAATCTGTAATATAATTTATATTACCAGAGTCATATCTTATTTCCTTAAATCCCCAAACATTTGTTGATTCTGAACTTTTAAACATATTTATTATCAGTATTTGTATCATTTTAACCATTTGATTTAGATTATAAGAATTATACCATGATGGTTTTACATTTTTACTTAATATATCTTCAAATGTAGCTGGTTTTAAATGACCTGGAACATAATCTTTTGTAGTAGTCTTTAATCTTCGATAAAATTCAAGTAGAGAATTAATAGCACCATAATTCTCTCCACATATATTAGAATTTGGTATTGTATTTATTAAACGTTGCATTGTTGTTGAACCTGAACGACCTGTTGCACATATCAACACTATTTTATCATTCATATTTATAAATATTAGTAAGTATTTTAAAATTAATATTTATCCGTAACTTCTAAAACCAACTCTTAAATTCAAGTTGTCTATCAGTATTTGATGATTGAACTGGATGAGCAATTGGGACAACTAATGTACTAACATCGTCCATATATTTCATATATCCTTGAGCCTCACTATATACTTGTTGTATACAATAATTTAATACAATTTTATTAAGCTCTTCAATTTGTTGTGGAATATTAGATGGTTTATTTGCTGAATGTTGTAAGAAAACACTTCTCATTACAATTTTAATGGAATCATAATCTTGATGACCAATAACATATTGACCATTTGATATATTATAAACACCTGCTCTTATTCCATTTTGAATTATTTGAATATTTTCTCGAGAGAAAAAAGCATGTGTTAAAGGAGTTTCATCCCATAGACCTTCAGTAGCATTCCTAAATGTTACACATTGGTTAGCAGGTATTTTATCATACATTTTAAATAATGCTGAAGTATTTGGTGATTTTATATTTACACGACCATTATTTACTTTATTCATTTTATAAAATAAGCAAATAGAAAAATTTATATCTATTTATTTTATATCTATTTATTTTATATGGAAGGTTTTCAAATATTTATTCTTTCTGCTGCAATAATTATATTAATTATTGCACTTATTATTATAGGAATTGCTCTTTCGTCAGCAAAAAATCCTATTTGGCCACCAATGACTCCTGATTGTCCTGATTATTGGATAATGGATATGGACATCTCTGGAAATAATCCAACTTGTACTAATATAAAAGATTTAGGAACATGTCCGCCTTTAGGTGATAAAAAACATTTAACAATGGATTTTAGTACTCCTGCCTTTACTGGTTCTAATGGTTTATGTGCTAAATATACATGGGCAAATAAGTGTAACATTTCATGGGATGGTATAACTTATGGTGTTGATAATCCTTGTCAAACCACTACTACATCTTAATTATACAATAAAACAACTTTATCATTTACATCATGATTTCATTATGTATTTTTGTATAAAAATAATTATGAAAAATACAGAGAAATTTTGTTACATTTTTTATCTAAACGTGATTTGTGTAGAAATCTACATAAAAAGATTATTATTAAATATATAAAATGGAAGAATTAAATATTAATAAAATTTTAAATAGAGAGCAACAAGAAAAAGATATAAAAAATATTCTTAAAGAATTTGAAAATAATAAAAATAACTTATTATTTAAAAAGGGTATTTATGTTTATGGAGATCCTGGAACAGGTAAAACAACCTTTGTATCTAATATTCTTAAAGATTTGAATTATGATATTATTAAATATGATGCTGGTGATATTAGAAACACGTCAGTAATTGAAGATATTACAAAACATAATATGTCCGATAAAAATATTATGAGTTTATTTAACAAACAGATAAAAAAAATTGCAATTATAATGGATGAAATAGATGGAATGAATAATGGTGATAAGGGTGGTATAAATTCTCTTATTAAATTGATTCGTCCTAAAAAAACAAAAAAACAGAAATTAGAAGAAATAACTATGAATCCTATTATATGTATTGGAAATTATCGTATTGATAAAAAAATTAAAGAGTTAATGAAGGTTTGTAATACTATTGAGCTTAAAACCCCTAATAAATTTGAAGTTTCTAATATTATTAGAAAATTAATGCCTTCTATTGATAGTGAAATTCAAACCAAACTTATTTCTTATGTTCAAGGCGACCTTAGAAAACTTAATAATATGTATAATTTAAATAAAAATAAACCTGAACTTTTTACATGTGAAATCTTAGAAGATATTTTTCAAATTAAATCTTATAATGATGACACCAAAAAGATTACAAATAAACTATTAAATGAATATTTACCTCTTAATGAACATAATAATATTATGAATGAAACTGACAGAACAAGTGTTGGATTATTATGGCATGAAAATATTATTGATACTATTGAAAAACTTGATAAAAAACAATCCATACCTTTTTATATTTCACAACTTGACAATATATGTTTTGCTGATTATATTGACCGAATTACGTTTCAAAAACAAATATGGCAGTTTAATGAAATGAGCTCACTAATAAAAACATTTAAAAATAATAAACTATATCATGATACTTTTAAAAACAAAAATAAATGTAATCAAAACGAAGTTAGATTTACTAAAGTTTTAACAAAATATTCAACCGAATATAATAATTCACTTTTTATACAAAGATTATGTCAAAAATTAGGAATGGATAAAAAGGATATGTTTGGATTTTTTATTGAACTTACCAATAATTATGAAATTTCTGAAATTATTAATATTCTTGAAAACTGCGAAATTAGTAAGTTAGATATTAATCGTATTTATAGGTATATCGAAAAATATATTAAAGAAAATGCTACTGGAACCTCCGATAAAGAAGTTGATGATGAAGAAGAATGTGATTATGATGAATTGGAATAATATTTTTTTGTATAAAAATCTAATCAAATAAGTTTTTGAATTTACACCCTTGAAGATTTACAATGGGACAGAATAATATAATTTTACATAAAAAATATATAAAATTATATTTTTATCTTACTCTAACAGACACAGACTTTTCACTTTTTGAACGCTCGATTTCAGATAATCTTGCATTTCTCTTTTCTTCCCAATTAGAAATTGATTGTTCATCAATTTTACATTCTAAATGGCTACTATAATGTTGAGGAGAAGTATAAAATAGAGTATTTGAACCATTTTTACTCCTGCATTCTCCTGTTACTAACATGACTTTAAAAAATAAATCTTCATCACATGAACCTACTATATAATTTAAATATTCTCCTGTCTCAGCATCCCTAATACGATTACCTGTTCCACTGGAAGTATAAATATCAATTTTCTTGTTATAACTTTTCCCATCCTTTTTAAAAGCCTTTCGATAAATAACATTATATCCTTTATCTATACGCTTTACATTTTCAAATGTATTATTTACATTATTTTCATCGTCATAATTAAGGTCTGCTGAATCCCATAAATCATCTCGGTACATTATATTTATTTATACTATATGCTATATATTTATCTTTAAACCATTTTATACAATATTTATTGTTTGACAATTATTACCTAGTTCTATTTTTTTTTCATCCTTACGTTTTTCTATCTGTCCTTTAATCAGTTGTGTAATTTTATTATTAAGATACAATAGCTGTTGTTTTAAATTATTATTCTCAAACATTAATTGTTGTATTAACATCTTTTGATCATTTAGTTGTTTTTCAATCATTTCTGGATTGTTCATTATTGTTATTTTAGTGATTAAATTATCATAATCTGCTTGCTGTTTCATTAATTCTTGCATCTTATTCTCTCGGTCTATTTTAATTTCTGCCAATTGTTTTTTTACATCTGGTTTATGGTCTGGTTTACCTGGATCATATTTATCTAATAAAGCATCTATATCTTCCATAAAAAATTTTAAAATATCTGGCTCTAAAACTAAATCCTTCGGAAATAATGATGTTTCATGAATATGTGGATTAGGAGTTTGTTTTAATAATTCTTTTTTATCAAACGAGTTATGATTATGAGAAAATACCAAGATAGATTTTATTGATTCTAATTGAATAAAAGGCACAGTATAATCTTTTAAAAATTTTCGCTCTTCAGCTACAGAAGATTCTTCATCAAATTTTGTTTCTTTTAGTAACTCTCTTTTAAAAGCAAATGTTGCTGCGGTTGCGTGATTTGGACCATACGGACCAAATTGTAATATTTTATTTATATGTTTAAAATAAATACACACAGCACTAGAACCTGCACACATAGCTTTGCTTCCACGTAATTTTTCTACAGCATGTTTTACTCTATCAGGAGGGTAATAATCATCATCATCCATATAAACAATAATATCACCTGTTGCATTTTCATTTGATAAATTTCTTTTTTTACCAAGTGTCATTTTTTCATCATACTTAAAATATTTAACATAAGGTAAATGAGCTACTAGATCTTCAATTTTATCTGTTCCATCATCTATAATAATCCATTCCATTTTATCTCTTGGATATGTTTGATTTTCAAAACATTTTATTATTATAGGAATAAATGGACGTCTATTAAATGTTGGAGTACATACGCTTACAAAAGGATGTTTTGACAATTTTTTATCTTTACCCATTTAAATTACTTAAATAATATTTATTTAAGTAAATATTATTTAATTGTATTAAATTTATTGTTTTCATAATTTATTATTTTTATATAATTTTCACTATACAAAATCGGTGTTCCAAAGGCACCTCATTTCGTGAAATGTTAAAAGGGGCATTTTCAATGTTTTCTGTTTTTTCTTGTTTTTTTTTTATTTCTCCTTGATTTTTTAGTTCTTGATTTAATTCTTGATTTACCCCCTATTTTTTTTATAGTTTCATATAAATTTGTTGGATTCCCTGGTTCTTCTAAACCGTATAACATTATTTTTTGTTTCATTTCAGTCGGCAATCTTGTATTTTGCGTGGCTAAACTAACATTTCTTGTAAATTTAATATTTTTTTCTTCATTTGCTAGCCTATTTTCATTTAATTCATTCATATAGTCTTGTGCTTCTCCTAAAATGTCATCATCAATCCAATCATCATGATGAACATCCTCTTCAACTAATTCTTGTTCTCTGTTTCTAATAACTATTTGTAACATATTTTTAAGTTGTCTTAATGTTGTTAGTTCATTTAGGTCATTAGGTTTAGGATATGTATTTTGTCTAATAAACTCTATTATTTCAGTTTTTGTAGAATACTTACTCATATAAAAACACAATATAAAATTTACAGATTTACATATATTTTCCTATTTTTTTTAATTGTTTTGTTATATTATCCCCACCTTTTTGACCACCAAACCAACCATGTTTTTGCCCATTTTTATCGCCAGGACATGTTTTAATTGCTTGGTCGTAACTTACCAATTTTGATAAATTAGTTTCTTCAATAGGAGTAAAAATATTCATTCGTATTATTCCAAAATATATTAATACTAGAGTTACACATAAAAATATTCCAGGAATAACTCCCAAATGTGAAAACGCTGATAATAATACAACTATACTAATAACACATATAATTGTTAATTTATAATGTTTTAATGTTTCTTTTATTATTGATAAACATGATATTTGTTTACCATTCATTATAGCTTTCATTAATAATGTTGAAATTATTGAATTATGAAAAAATAACATCGGTAACATAGAAACAATGGGAAACCAAAAAATAATTATAAAAACAAATAGCATTGATAATGCTGCACCATAAAACCAATTTACAGTGCTAAAAATTGTAACATCTTCCCATTGTGGTTTTCCATTATCTGTATCATTTTTATTTGTTTTAAAGAACCACGACATATTAGCAAACCATACATATATGAAATAAAGCATATTTATGAAAATTCCAAAAACATATAAAAATATAAAAATAATTGGTCCAATCCCTATAATAACGGGTTCAATAAATGTTTGGTTCATTAAATTCATAATGGTGTTAATTGCTGAATAATTAAATTGTAATATTGATTCACAAATTGAAATTAAATAATTTGCTAAAAAATAAGATGAAGGTTTTTCTTTATAATTTTTAAATATTTCGATAAGTTTATGTTTTGAATTTATATCGTAAGGTATTTCCATTTTCATAGACATTTCTGGTTCAGTAAATGTTGTAAAAATGTTTGTTTGTATTGGACTAGGATTAATTGTTGGTTGAGTATCAGTATAAGGAGAACAATTTGATTGAGACGGTAAAATATTAGATTGTGCTATTTTACACATAAATAATATTAAGGAACTACCCGAAAAATAAAGTAAAATTTTTACAATAGCAACAGCAACCGAAATAATAAATGCTACTACTTTAGAACCATTTATTTCTGTTGAATTGGAAGATGAATTGGAAGATGAATTGGAAGATGAATTTGTTTTTTTTTCATCTATAATACTAGTATCATTGGAATCAGACATTACTTATATTTAATTGATATAAAAAATTTAATATCAATTTATTATATGAAATTTAATATGTTTTTACCATTAATTGCGTTAATTTTATTATTTGTTATTTTAAATATGATTAATTATTTAGTTAAAAAAAACTACATTGTTGAATGTTTTACAGATGGGACTATTCAAGAAAGTTCCAAAACTAGTCATACAGTTAATTTGCCATTAAATACAACATATAGTTGTAAAAATTTTTGTGGTCCTAATTCTCGTTGTGCAATAACTGGTCAACAATGTTTTTATGATATTGATTGTCCTGGGTGTCAACCATATTCACCGCCACTTTCAAAGACAACAGGTTGTATCCCTGGTAATAATGATGCTGGAAAATTAACATCAGGAGTAACACCCACGTATTCTCCATTAACAAGTGGTTATGGAACTAAAGAGCGTGTAATTACAAAAGATTTATATGCTAAACCGTCACAAGCGAGTTTTGGTTCTGATACTTGGGGTCAATCATTTAATGAAGGACAAGAACTATATAATAAACGTTATAAGCCTAATCAACTACAATTTATGCCTAATTATCCTGCTATGTATAGTATAACTGGTGAATTTACAAATGATGGTCCTTTACCGTCTAATTATTAAGTCTTGTGAATTACAACTTCTTTTGCAATATTTCTTATTATCTTGTCTTGTTTCTCTATATCATTATTTCCTGAACCACCCATAGCTTCTATTACTAATTTACTATAATGGTCTGAATATTTTGAATCACTATAATTACAACCTGGATGAAGCTCTTTATATTTTGGCAAAAGTTTTTCATTTTTGTATGCTACATTCTTTATAGCTTTACGTAAACGTTGTTTTTCGTCATTATCCTTTTCCCATTTATCTTCATCCTTGATGTAAATAACTTCGCGTTTTTTGTCGGCGCAATGAACTGGGCGTTTATGAACATCTAATGCTTTTAAATTTTTCACAATAATATTAGATATACCTTCTACAAATCCAAGTTTACCTATATCTTCTAAATCTGATAATTGAAGCTGGAGAGAATCTACGAAATCTGTAATATTCATAGCATCTTTACATGTTTCATTTAAGAACATATTAAGGTTAAACGTATTATTATTATTATTAGAATGATTATTGATTAAGGTGTTATTATTCATATTTCCAGACATTTCTACAATTTTGTTGGTAAGTTCTTGGTTCTGTTTTACTACCTCCAAAACAAGATTGGTTAATGTCTTAATTTCGCCTCCATTATTGTAGGAATCATTTTTATCATTTGTCCAACTACATTTTTTCTTATGCTTTGATAGTCCTTGACTAAATTTATAAGTGTTACCACATACACATTTAAATTCTTTTTTGTTATGATTTTGCTCGTTTTGCTCGTTTTGCTCGAAAATCTCGACTCCACTCAATCCAAAATGTATCCTTTTATGTTTATGGGATGATATATGTCTTTCATAGTTGTATTTTGATGATGTTATATAGTCACATTTTTCGCAACAAAAATTATTGCTCGTTTTTTGCTCGTTGCTCGTATCCATTGTATCCTTAATGTATCCATAGAAAAAAAGTCTTTAAATTTTTATTTAAAAAAATATCGTAATAAAACGAAAATTATTTTTTTTGCGACCAGACGATAAATTTTCATTATGGTCACAATTCACGCATTTTCCATAAAATATTCGAGCTTTTGAAAATTGGACATTTTTTTTGTCCATTTTTCAAAAGTTAAAACACTTTTCATTTTTTGAAATCAATATTTTTCTCTACATGTGTAGGGAACTTTTTAAAGACATTTTTTCATAAATTTCAAAAATACCCTTCATTATGTAGTATTTCGTCTTTAAGTAATTAAAAATAATATATTTTGGAACTAATATAAAGAAATATATTATTAAGTAGCATATAATAAACCAGCATTTCCGCCAACAAATATGACCATATTTACTCTCTCTTCAATTATATACATATTAAAGTTATAATCATAAATTCTCCATGTTGGCTTGTTAATACCTACAATATCACCTGTATTTGGATCACAAATTGTTAACACTTGAGCATATGGATCTGCTGGAGGAGTTATTGTGTTAAACTCTAATTGAATATTTGTAAATTTACTCATATTCATTGCACCTGATGGTTGGACTTTTAATGGATCTGTATCTAAACAAAAATTATAACAATATAATCCTGGTGGAGCAAATCCATGCGTTCTTGTATATTTTTCTACAAAATTATATACACCGGCTGCTAAAATATTCTCTCTATATTGACCATCTAATAAAATACCCATTGCTATTAAAATTTCTTTTAAATTTTGTGGATTATAAACTCCGGTTGTGTATAAACCTGACAATGTTCCATCAGGATTTAAACCAGGACCTAAAAATGGTGGAATAGGCGGAGGACTAGGATTTGGGTTTTTATAATTCCCCGCTGTCGAAGCAAATGTTACATCTTGTGGCATATAATCATATGGCCAATTTGTGTAATTCGACCATTGATTTCTTAAATTAATATCACTACGTTGGAAATAAAACATCCAACTTATAACCATACCTAATGAATCCAAATCAATTTTATTTGCACCAGTAACATTATAGTAAGGTTTTTCATAAATTTGTCTAATCAAGTATTTTTGTTCATTTTTCGCAAAAATTGTAGATTCATCATCAGAGAGAAAAGCATATGTACAATTTAAATGTATATCGGCAAACCAATTAGTTCTCATATCTACATATGATGTAGGTCCTAACTCTACATCTGGCGGTGTTTGTAAAAATCTGTAGAATTGCATATAAAATTGATTGAAATTTGGAGCAACAACCGGATAATTATTTACATAATCCTTTACATCTCGAATTGTAAACCACTCATTTATTGGTCTAAATGAAACATTTATCCATAATTCATTATATTGAAGAGCAACCAATGGAAATGCTTGAGTAGAGAGAAGACTAAACCATGAACCTAGTGGAATATATAAAGTTCGACCCATAATTGAGGGCTGTGCTCCAGCAGGACTATTTGTATAAAACGCATTTGGATAAGCATTTACACGAGCTCCAGAATTTGCTGGATCATTTAATTCAGAAACATTACCAATCATATCATTAAATAAATTTATTTTTCGTTCACTAAAATCCCTCCTAGCCGAATTAAGAATATATTGTCCTGAATATTGCTGTAATTGTTGATTACCACAATTAATTGTAATTTTACTTATTATTTGAGCACCTAAATTTTGTATCCAAGCAAAATTATATGGTGCCCAATCTGTGTATATAGTTGTTCCATCTGATTGTGTAACCGCTTGTGGTGGCATAATTGGAGACCAAATATTTGGTAATGTTATACATATATAGCAATCCATAAGTAAATCTGCATATCGTTTTACTTTAAATGTAAAAGTGCTTTCGGTTGTTAAACTTAATGTAGGAGTACCTTCATAATCAAGTCTAAAATTTTGTTTTCCATAATTTGTATACTTTTTATAAGTACATTTAAAAAAAGATTTTTCTGGGTTTGAATTTAAAATTACATTTTGATTTCCTTGCGATATTAATTGCATTAATCCTCCAGCCATATTTAGTATATAATAGTATTTTTTTTTAATTCTTTATTTCATCATAATATAATTTAATGATTCTTTATTTTCTTTATTTTCTTTATTTTCTTTATTTTCAATTCTTTTGTACAACATTTCACGAAACGTAGTGCCTTTGGAACACCGATTTTATATAGTAAAAATTATATAAAAATAATTTATTAATATTACCTTAATGAATAACGAAGAACACATTAAGGAATTAAATTGTGAAATTTCTAAATCAAAAGGAAAAATTAAAAATAATATAATATATTAATAATGTCAATCATCGAAACAACAACCGGTTATTTAAGCGCTATTAAAAATATGGATACAGATTTATTGAGTAATATAATAATCATATTTATCGGTATAATTTTAATTATTTTTATAGGATATATGATTTATCTAAGAAGACTTGAAAATTCTACATGCGATTATATGAATTCGTTATATCCAAGTGTTGATGGCAATTTAAGACCAATTACTTCTAACGACCCAGATTGTAGTGGTAATTTGTTTGATTATTATATTAAAACTGCTTATAATGCTTGTAGTGGTGGTTCATATAAAAACGACTTTGTTAATATATGTAACCTTAAAGCAGTTATTAAACAAGGCGTTAGATGTTTAGATTTTGAAGTTTATTCGGTTAATGATCAACCTGTTGTTGCTACAAGCACTTCAGATAGTTATTATGTTAAGGAAACATTTAATTCAGTTAATTTTGGTTCTGTTATGGATACAATAAGAAATTATGCTTTTTCTGGTTCAACATGTCCTAATCCAACTGACCCCATTATTATTCATTTAAGATGTAAAAGTAATAATCAAAATATGTATTCTAAATTAGCAGATATATTCAAATCCAATAATGATATTATGCTTGGTATGAAGTATAGTTTCGAAATTGCAGGAAAAAATTTAGGAAATGTTCCTTTAATGTCACTACAAAATAAAGTTATTTTAGTAATGGATAGAAGTAATCCTGCATTTATTGAAAATGAAAATTTATTAGAATATGTTAATTTGGCAAGTAATTCTGTATTTATGAGAGAATATAATTACTATAATGTTAAAAATACTCCTGATGTTAATGAATTAACTGATTTTAATAGACGTGGAATGACTATAGTCACTCCTGATAATGAAACAAATCCTGCTAATCCTAGCGGTTTGGTTTGTAGAGCTAGTGGTTGTCAAATGGTAGCAATGAGATATCAATTTGTTGATAATAATCTTACGGAAAATGCTTTATTTTTTGATAGAGCAGGTTATGCCTTTGTACTTAAGCCTGCTGATTTAAGATATCAACCTGTTAAAGTTCCGGCTCCAACACCACAAAACCCAGACTATTCTTATGCTACTAGAAATTCATCAACCGATTACTATAGTTTTAATTTTTAGCATAACCATTCAACAATATTAGCATGATACATCAAATATTATCTTTTACACTATTTCAAATAAAAAAGAAATGGAAAAGCAAACAATCTGTTTATTTTACAGAATGTAATACTTTCAACCACTCAAATTTAGGATAATTTTGTCTCATTTTTCTTTTCGGTCGTTGTAATTTATTATATTATTCAATTTTATTTTAATCGAATAATATAGGAATGTCTAAAAATAAAAATCTATGTAAAAATTTATCATTTTCTGATTGTGAATTAGCAATATTACGTATGGCAGTAGATGAAGCTGAAGATAAAATGGGTAGGCGTGTAGTTAATTCAGATGATGTTCAAAAAATTATAGATATAGTTGAAGAATTTATCAGACATAAGAAATTGATTTGTTATGGTGGAACTGCTATTAATAATATATTACCTGAAGAAGATAGATTTTATAACAAAGAAGTTGAAGTTCCTGACTATGATTTCTTCTCTCAAAATGCTTTAAGTGATGCAAAAGAACTAGCAGACATTTATTATAAAAAGGGGTTTTTAGATGTAGAAGCAAAATCTGGACAACATCATGGAACATATAAAGTTTTTGTAAATTATATGGCTGTCGCGGATATTACTCATATGCCAAAAGAAATATATAATATTCTTAAAAGAGATGCTATAAGTGTTGATGGATTATTATATGCTCCTCCTAATTTTTTAAGAATGTCTATGTATCTTGAATTATCTAGACCAGCAGGCGATATTAGCAGATGGGAAAAAGTATTGAAAAGATTATCACTTTTAAATAAGAATTATCCAATAACAGATATTAATTGTAACGAGGTTAACTTTCAACGTGAAATGGAAAATAGAGAGAATGAAGATAAAATTTATGACACTACTAAAAACGCCTTAATAAATCAAGGTGTAGTATTTTTTGGTGGTTTTGCTAACACTCTTTATTCTCAATATATGCCAAAAAATTTAAAAAAAAAACTAGAAAATATTGCTGATTTTGATGTTTTATCTAACAATCCTGAAAAAACTGCTGATATTATCAAAGAACGATTACATGATAATGGTGTAAAAAATGTAAAAATAATAAAACAAGATGCAGTTGGAGAGATTGTTCCTGAACATTATGAAGTTAAAATAGGCAAAGATAGCATTCTTTTTATTTATAAACCCATTGGATGTCATAGTTATAATATTTTAATGATGAATGGTAAAAAAGTTAAAGTAGCAACGATAGATACTATGTTAAGTTTTTATTTAGCATTTTTATATGCTAATAAAGATTATTACAAACAATTTACTGATAGAATACTTTGTATGTCAAAATTTCTTTTTGATGTTCAACAAAAAAATAGATTATCACAAAAAGGATTACTAAAGCGTTTTAGTATCACATGTTATGGACATCAAGAAACAGTAGAAGAAATCAAAGCAGAAAAAGCAAAAAAATATAAAGAATTTAAACAATCTAATAATAAAAAAATGTTTGAAGAATGGTTTTTTAATTATAAACCAGATGATATTAAAATACATAAACAAACAAATGAAACTACTAATAAAAAGAAAAAAACTAAAAGTAAAAGTAAAAAAACAGGATTTTTTAATCCATATAACAATAGTTCAAAAACTCGAAAAAATAAAAAAAATATTTACTAAATTTGCTGTGACTTTTGATTCATTGTACAGAAACCACCTTCACAATCATCGCCACTTTGCTCCCTTTTTTTATTTTGATAAAATTTAAAAATAAACATGCCAATAATGATTACTAATATGGCAACTCCAATGTAAATATACATTGTATAATCATTGCTTACTACACCATCAACGCTACCTATAACTTGGTTTAAATCAGGAACGTCTAAAGAAAATACCGAATCTGTTATGTCAATAGAATCCATTTATTAAATTATTATTTTACAAATAAATAATAATTTAAACTTATAAACAATAAGTTTCTAAAATTATACTAAATATTTCAAAAGTAATTTTTGTAATTATTTTAAAAATTAAATTATCCTTAAATTCTTTTGGAATATATTTTTTTAAATAAATAAATAGATAAAATGTATTTACTAATAAATATTCTAATAAAAGTTTTATATTATAAGTAAATTTATTAAAAATATTCCAGTCATTTACAAAACTACACATAGACGTATTGCTTTTTTTTATAAAAAAACTATGAACATCTAGTAATCCAGACAATATTCTATGAAAATTTGTTTTTTCATTTTTAATATTTAAAGCATATATAAATTTATCATAACCAAACAACTCCATATGTAAAATTTTCCTGTTATTCTGTTGCTTAAAAATATAAGCATTTATTCCATCAATATATTTTTTTTTATAAACCATATTATTATCGATTAAAAATGGAATATAACATGATTTAATTATTGTATTTATTATGTCATCTATATTTTTATAATTATATTTTACTATTTTTTTTCGTTTTTTAATATCATGATAACAAATAAATAATTTATTATTTAGTTTTGAACATATATCATGTGGAATTCTTTCTTGTAAAAGTATTTTAAGTGATTTTATAATGCTTAATGTGTGTTTTGCCTTAAATTCGTTATTTGCTATTTCATATAATTTAGGCATTAAATCGAGTGAGTCGATATAATATAATAATGCTACTACAGAACCTATGCTACACCCTGAAATTCTTTCTACTTTAATATAATTCCTTCTCTCCATTTCTTTTAAAAAATAAAGGGCGCCAACAAGATAACTTCCATTAAATGCTCCTCCATCTAAAACTAAATCCAAATGTTGTAACTTTTTTTTCTCTTCTGGTAAATTTTGTATTAATCTATTTACATATTCATCAATCATATAATAACTTATAAAATCAAATTAATTAATATAACGAAAAATTATATCTTCGTATTTTTCAAAAATCTATCCATAATATTATTACACCGACAGGAAAGCAGTAAGTAGTAAAATAACACAAACTTTTATAAAATTATACAAATCATAAATGCATTTTGTGTCATTTTACTACTTACTGCTTTCCTGTCGGTGAAATTTTTTTCACATTAGTTCTTGTTTTTATTTGACAACATCTTATCGAACCTAAATAATCAGTATAACTTAGCGTAATATATATTTAATTTATATTTAATTTATATTTAATTTAGATTTAAAAATATAAATTTATAAATAGCTATATGAAATACCCATTTATTGTGTTTTATAGACTAGATAAATTTTTAGATATTGATAAATTCTTCATTGAAAATAATGAACAACTTGATTGTACATTATATTTTACAAATAATAAAAATGACTTAAATAAATTATATGATTCTAATTTTCAAATTTTAGTTACATATGGTGATAAAGAAGAATATTACATAGATAATGTAATTTCAATTATATCAGAAAGAATGAGAGATAGATGGATACATTTTAATGAAATCAAAACAATAGAACAATTTAATTATGCCGTGAATTATTGTTTTATACATAATTGTACATTTAATAGAGAACATATTAGACCTGTTTTTTCAGTTTTTACACCAGCATATAATTCATATCATAAGATTGAGAGAGCATATAAAAGCCTTCTAAATCAAACATTTAAAGATTGGGAGTTTATTGTTATAGATGATTCTCCTGATGATAATCATTTTAATTTTTTAAGAAACCTATTTTCAAAGGATTCAAGGGTTAGACTTTTTAGAAAAAGTGAAAATAATGGCAACATAGGAAATTTAAAAAACGAAGCAGTTTCATTATGTAGAGGTAAATATTTACTAGAATTTGATCATGATGATGAAATATTACCGTTTGTACTACAAGATTCAGTAAATTGTTTTGATAATAATCCTAATATAGGATTTATATACATGGATTGTATTTGTTTATATGAAAATGGAGACAATTTTTCATATGGTGATTTTATATGTAAAGGTTATGGAAGTTATTATTGTCAGAAGTATAATGATAAATGGGTTTATGTTTATAATACCCCGAATGTTAATAATATTACACTAAGTCATTTGGTTTGTTGTCCAAATCATCCAAGAATTTGGAGAAAAACTGAGTTAATTAAAGCTGGGAACTATTCTGAATTTTTACCAATTTGTGATGATTATGAGATTATAATTCGAACAGCATTAAATACAAAGATAGCTAAAATACATAAATTTGGATATATACAATATATGAACAATAATAACAATAATTTTTCACTTATTAGAAATGGAGAGATAAATAGAATTGGTCCATATTTTATTAGTCCTATCTTCTTTGATAAATTTAAAATTAATGATAGTATGAAGGAATTAGATGCTTATGAAGATGAAAATTATATTCACAATTATAGTAAAATTTGGGAAAGAGAAGAACCTTATCAACATAAATACTGTAATATTATTATAAATAATGATTACATTAAACAATATTGTATTATTGGTATAGATAGTTTAATATATAATAAAGATAAAATCCGTGGTCTATATCTTGATTCTAAGAATGATTTTATACTATTAGATAATAAGTGTTCACTTGAATATTTACATATTTTACTTGATTTATATGATTTTTCTAGATTTAAATGTTATTCATTAATTGATAAGGGTGAAGACATATTAGTTAAATATTTTTTAATACAATATAAGTCTTGTAATAATTATGAAATTATAAATAATAATATAAAAAAAATAGATTATAATACAAAGTTTTACCAAAGACATGATGTAATTAATAGTGTAAGTAATCCTGAAGAAAAATATTTAGAGATTGGTGTAGAAAATGGTTATACTTTTAATAATGTTCATTTTCTTAATAAAACTGGTATTGACCCATCTCCTCATTTCTTTTCTGAAAATTTAATAATAAAGACATCTGATGATTATTTTTCAAATTCAAATGATAAATTTGACATTATTTTTATTGATGGCATGCATCAAACAGAATTTGTTTTAAGAGATTTTAATAATTCTTTAGAAAATCTTAATAGCGATGGTAAAGTTTTATTGGATGATATATTACCAATACATTTTGATGAACAACTAAAAATACCAATCAAAAATTCTTATGAAAATGGAATATTAAAAACAAATGTGCCTTGGACAGGAGATGTATGGAAATTTGTTTATCATATTTTATTAAATTATAAAAAATATGTATCATTTAGTTATTTTAGTAATATTAACTATAGAGGAGTAGGAGTTTTCAAAATAAATGAAAAATTTTGTATACCTGATAATGAAATAGATATAATAAATAATTACAATTATATCACTGATTTTGAGAATTATTTAGATACTCTTAAGTATGATGTAGAATAGCACCTTTTAGAAAAAATATTAGTCCCATTTTATACGCCTTCAAGAGTGTAAATAATATATATTATTGACTAATTTTATTGGTTTATTTAAATTATTCATAGTAATATTATTACTTTTTATAGTATTATCATAAGTATTATTATTTTTTATTGTATTATTATTATTATTATTATTATTATTACTATTATTATTATTATTATTATTTATAGTTTTAGGTTGTTTATTTATTTGAAAAACGGCAGATTTCATAATTATTTTTATATTATTTTTTTAAATAATTTATTAAAGAACTAATATTAATGATTAAATATAATGGAATTAATTTTAAATGAATTAAATATATGTGATGAACCAAATTTGTGTTTAAATATGATTGTCAAAGATGAATCACATATAATTGTTGATACCTTAAAAAAATTATTAAATAAAATTAAATTTGATTATTGGGTAATTTCAGATACTGGTTCAACTGATAATACAAAAGAATTAATCGTTGATTTTTTTAAAAAACATAATATAAAAGGTGAATTATTTGAAGATAAATGGGAGGATTTTGGTTATAATCGCTCAAAGGCATTAGAACATGCTTATAATAAAAGTAAATATGTTTTAATTTTTGATGCTGATGATGAAATTATTGGCGACTTTGTTCTTCCTGAATTAATAAAGGACTCTTATTTTTTTCAATTTGGAAGCGAACAAGGAACTAGTTATGTTAGGATACAAATCGTTAATAATAAAAAAAAATGGAAGTATGTTGGGGTTCTTCATGAAATAATTACATGTATTGAATACACCAATAGTAGTGAAACTATAACTGGTAATTATTATACTATATCAGGAAGAACAAGTAGTAGAAATAGAGATGAAAATAAATATTTAAAAGACGCATTAATATTAGAAAAAGCCTATGAAGAATGTATTAAGTCAAACGATAGTTTGTATCATAGATATGGTTTTTATTGCGCAAATAGTTACTTTGATTCAGGAAAATGGGAAAATGCAATTAAATGGTATAAAACAACTCTTAATAATGACAACTGGTCGCAAGAAAAATATATGTGTTGTTTGAGATTATTTCAATGTTATAATAATTTAAAAAATACTGAAACTGGAATTTTCTACTTAATAAAATCATTTGAATATGATAAAGAACGAGTAGAATGTCTCTATGAATTGGTTGTTCATTATTGTTTAAAAAACTTAAATGACGTTGCCTATGGATTTTATACAATTGTAAAAGATTTTTTTAATAATAAATACATATCTGTAGGAGTAGGCGACAAATTATTTTTAGACTTAAGCAAACCTAATTTTTACCTACCATACTATATGATTTTAGTTGCAGATAAAATGAAAGATAATGATACTATTATTAAAATGTACAAAATAGTATTTACAAAAAAATATATTGAAACTAATACATTTTTTGTTGGAAATTTGTTATATAATTTACAATTTTTTATTGAATCTGTTAAAAATGATCAAGAATTTTTAAATCTATTTAATGATTATATAGTTTTTTTGAAAAGCATAAACTATCCAGTCTATAGTCATGAATTTATGAAATTATTCGAAAATTATGGTATTAAAGTAAATGAGGAGAGTAAAAATGAATTCTCTCAGGAAGAGTGTATTGAAAGTAATAATATTTTAGTCTACACTGGGTTTTCAAATTATCCTTGGAATTATACATATAGTTTAAAAAATGCTTTAGGTGGTTCTGAATCTGCTGTTATTAATCTTACAAAAACTTTACCTAATAATTATAAAATTTATATAGCTGGTGATGTTGCCGAAGAAAAAGTAGATGATAATATTACATTTTGTAACTTAAATTCATTAAGGACCTTGGCTAAAACTATTCCTTTCCATACATTAATTGTATCCAGATATATTGGTTTTTATGAAATATTTCCAGAAGTATCATTTTATCAATCATTTATTTGGGGTCATGATATAATATTATTTCCTTATGGTTGTCCTTTGGATGCGAATTCTATACTAAAAAAATGGAATAAAAAAATAAATAAATGTATATGTCAAACGGAATGGCACAAAAATCGTTTCTTAGATTTATATCCTGAATTAAACAATAAAATTATTACTATTAACAATGGTATTTCTGTTGATAAGTTTATATTTAAAACAAATAAAATATCAAATAAATTTGTATATACATCTTGCTCAGAAAGAGGTCTAGATAGATTACTTGAATTATGGCCACAAATTATTCAAAATTTACCTGATGCTCAATTATTTATTTCTTCATACAATAAATTTCCAAGTAATGATTATGAAAAGAACCTAGATGAAATTATTAAGAAACATGATTCTATCACCCATTTAGGCTGCCTTAATAAGGATGATTTATATAAATTAATGTCAACATCTGAATATTGGTTATATCCAACTAATTTTGATGAAACATCATGTATAACATCGATGGAAATGTTAATGTCTGAAGTTATATGTATATATTATTCTCGTGGTGGATTAGTTAACACATTAGGTGATTATGGTATACCCGTGGAAAGAGGAAACGAAGTAGATACTATTCTTAATCTATCAAATAAAGAAAAAATTTATATTAGAAAACGTGGAAAAGAGTACGCTTTATCGTGTAGTTGGGGAAATAGATGTAATCAATGGTGTAATGTTATTTTTAATCAAAATAATATAGTAGAAATCCAAAGTCCTAAAGAAACAATCACTGGAAAAATAAATACCGAATTTCATCAAGAAATAATCACTGAAAACACTGAAGGTGCTGAAAAATATATTATTAAAATTATAAATCTTAAACATAGAACTGATAGACGTAATAAAATGACAAAAAAATTAAATGCTGAAAATATATATAACTATGAGTTTTTTGAAGCAATAAATGGTAAAAATCTAAATCCTACAAATGAAATGATTAGTTTATTCGAGAGAAATGATTTTGGATATAAAAAGGGTGTACTCGGATGTGCATTAAGTCATTTATATTTGTGGAAACAATTAATAGATGATAATTATAATAATTTTTATGTTATTCTTGAAGATGATATTGAACTATGTAAAAATTTTAAATTATACTTAAACATTACTAGTAAATTATTTATTGAACAAAATTTAGAACATTTAGCTCTAGGTGAATATTTTTCAAATAAAGAATTTCCAACAGATAATTCAATATTAGAAATATATACAAAAAATTTATATAATGAGTGGAATGTCACATTTGCGTATATTATAAGCAAATCAGCTGCTAAAAAAGCAATCGATTATATTAATAACTGTTCTATTAAATGTGCATTTGATAATCCACAAGCATTTGGATATATATTAAATTACAGTGGTTTAAATTATAAATTAGTAAATTGTGAAGTAGTTAATGAAAATGGTAGTGATATCCAATCTAATTATACTGATAATTATTTGTATTTTATACCACCTATTAATAATAGAAAAGAATTAACTATTTCTTTTTGTGATTGGTGGTATGGTGAATACTGTGGTGGTATATTTGATGTTAACGATAATTTTTTTACTAATTTACTAACAAATTATGGTAATAATTGTATAATTAGTCATGTTCAACCTGACCAAAAACCAGATATATTGTTTTATAGTATTTTTGGAAATTCACACGAACAATTATACGCAAAAAGAAAAATATTTTTTTCTGGAGAACCTTATCCACAAAGAGAAAATGCAGATTTTAATTTAACATTTGATAAAAATTCTTTAAAAAATACAAGAGTTCCATTATGGTTATGTTATATGAGTAATAATGATATACATTATTTAAATACAAGAAAATTCGATGAAAATAATTTAAAAGAAAAAACAGGTTTTTGTTCATTTATAGCAACTGGTCCAGGTATTGAAAATAATAGAAAAGAATTTATTGATAATCTTACAAAATATAAAGTAGTTGATTGTGGTGGTCAATATTTAAATAATATTGGATATAATGTTCCTCTTGGTATAAATTGCTCAGGTAAAATTGAACACAATAGAAAATATAAGTTTGCTATGGCATTTGAAAGCAAATCATATCCAGGATATGTAACAGAAAAAATTTGTGATATATTTAAGTCTAATGCTATTCCTATTTATTGGGGAACAAATGATGTTGTAAAAGATTTCAATCCAAATTCATTTATAAATTCTAACGATTTTTCAAATTTTGATCAATTAACTGAATACATTATTACAGTGGATAATGATGATCAAATATATTTAAATTATTTTAAAGAGCCTGTATTTTCCAAGCAATGGATAGATATTTTTAATGATAATAATAAATGTTTTTATAAGAATATTGCTGATAACATAATAAAAAATGGTGATCATCTATTTGATTCTTTTGTTGAAAATTATAAGAAAAAAGAATTTAAAATAAAAAAATCAATTAATATATTTAATATATGGCATAATAAATTATTTGATAAGTGTTATGAAGATCTTGATGATTATTCATTGAGTAAAATTAATATGTTTGATGTTAATCCATCATATGAAAAAATATATAATAAAGATAAAAAATATAAGATTATAAAAGAATATGAACTACAAATTTATGATAACATATTACAAGCAACTAATTACTGCCAAACATCTTGTTTATATCATGTATATATTAATCGACAAATTGAAAACTTTGATTTCTTTTACGACAATGATTATATAGGATTTATACAATATGATATGGAACTAGCAAGTAACTTTATTTATGACATTGAAGAAAAAATTAATTCAACAGAAAATAATGTGTTTTTTTATAGTTTAATTGCTGATGATAAATTAGAAAGAAATTTTATATTAAAACCCTATAATAATTCTATTCTAGAGAAATATAATAATCACTTCAATACTAACCATACTTATGAGTCAATAAAGAATCACGAAAAATCAAAGTATTTTATTTGTCTTCATACATTTGTCATTCCAACTATAACATATATGAAAATGATGAATTGGTATTGTTCAATATCTGATTGGTTACATATTAATTACATTAATGGAATCTATAATGAAAGTATGTCTGAGGTTACAGAAGAAATATTTGGATTATTTTTACTATTAGAAATCATTGAAAATAAAAATATACAATTAGAAGAATTAAAATTAAAACATAATTGGCCTAATTTACATAATGAAACATCATTTAATAACTATAAAGAAAATTCTAATTATTTTCCATTAAACACTATTATTAATAATAATTTAACAGATAAAAATTCATATCATAGCTATATAGATGTATATGAAAAATTATTTAAAAAAAACCAGCTTACTACAAAAAATGTGCTTGAAATAGGAATTGAAAGAGGAGGGTCATTAAAATTATGGAACGATTATTTTGTAAATGCAACTATTTATGGTTTAGATATTAATGAAGCACCATTATTTTTATCAAGCTATAAAAGAATTAAAACAATTAAATGTGATGCTTATAGTTCAGAATCAGTAGATTATTTTATTAAGAATAATATTAAATTTGATATAATTATTGATGATGGTCCACATACACTTGAAAGTATGATATATGTTATTGAAAAATATACAAAATTGTTAAATTCAAATGGTATATTGATTATTGAAGATGTTGAAAAAATAGAATGGTGTGATAAATTATATGAAACTGTTCCTAGTAGTTTAAGACAATTTTCTTATCATAATGATAGAAGACATATAAAAGGAACATTAGACGATATATTATTTATTATTGAAAATAAAAATACAAACGAAAATAATAAAAGTGAAATAGATAAAATAAATACAAATCTTGATGATTTATGGATAATATACGCATTTCCTGGTCATAATTATAAAGTTATCGAAGATTATATAAATAATCTAACTAAAAGATTTAATATTTTTTATACACAAGATATCGAATATGTTTTAGGCATTAATCCTAAAAAGATAAGTTATTTGATGAATATAATAGATACAAGAATACTTGATAAATTTAAAAATACTCGTGTTGAACTTAGTTTTTTAAATACAGAACCATTAACTATCCAACATAATTTGGATTTAGTAAAATTAATTGTCAATAAATATCCTTACTTAAAAATATATGATTATAGTTCTTCAAATTTACAAATAATTTTTAATAATAATATGTATGCTGAAGTTATTGAATACACTTATGATAAAGATGAAAATAATATTTTAATAGAGTTAAACAATAATACAGCAAAATTATATGATTTTGGAATAATTACATATGGGAATACTCAAACTAACACAGTTGAAAATAGTTTATTTCACAAAAAGAAAGAAGTTGTTTTACATCTTATTAGAAATGGATTTAAGATACACATTATTTCTGGATGGGGTAATGAAAGAGATAAAGAATTAGCTAAGTGTAAAGTAATTTTAAATATTCATTCTATACTACAAAATAATGGTGAAGTATATCATAGTAAAACTTTTGAAAATATTAGATGTAACAGATTATTAGATGCTGGATTTAAAATATTATCAGAAGATTCTATTGATTGTAATCAATTTATAAAAAAATATTCAAATTTAAAATTTATAAATTACGATGATTTTAAAAATATTGAATATTCTGATGATTTTTGGGATAAAATTCATAGTAATATAATTAAAAAATATTGTTTTATTCACAGCTATAATATAGAAAATATTGGCACATATCGTTTAGAAAAATTAATAAATAAAATAAATAATTCTGGTTGTGTGAATATATTTGAAAAAATTTATATTAATAATATTGGTATACCAATTAATAATATATATGGTGAAAAATTTGAAGTATTAAATTTTTCAGAAAACACAGAATTATTTGAAATACCTACTATAAATTTAATTAAAACTTTTACTCAAAAGAAATCTAATAATTATGTTTTATATTTATCTACTAAAGATATTTGTTATTCAAATGAAGATGATAAAGAAAACAATTGGATAGATTATATGTTA